AACGGAAGCAATCAAGCGACTGAGAGAAGAGCTGACTGCATTACAAGAGTCCTGTGATATGACAGACCGGAGGGGAAGTGAGAACAAGCGTTTGAGAGAGTGGGCGGCGGGGCACAGTGATTTATGGGTGCCCCGCCATGCGCACGACCGAAGAGCAAACCTGAGTGAGCAAACAAGGGAGTAGGCGTCGGCGGGGCGCAGTGATTTTCGAGTGCCCCGCCATGCGTACGACCGAACATCAGAGACAATAAACAGACATACAACAGACCAAATAGAAAGCAACAAAGGCTTAGAATCAAACTTAAGCGGGAAGAAATAAATCATCTCCATATCGAGGTATCCCAGGTGAACGCATCACCCGCCGGGGGGCTATCCTGCCACAGAGAGCCGAAAAATAGATCACTGGATACAGGTGCATGGTAGGTGGATAGGTTAGCAAACTTAAGAGAAATGAAACTCGCGTCAACCAAATGTAATTCGGTGGCTGAATGTCCCACCTGGCCTAATCCGAGATATGTACCCATGAAAGTACCGATGGATAGATTTTCGATCTGCTCTAAATATAAGAGCAGCATGTCATACATCGCCTGCCTATCATCTGAATGCTCCGAACCATCAGGGTTCTTTAATTCATCTGCCAATAATACAGTTGCGAATAGATAGATCTGTGTCTCATCATCTGAATCAAGTGACCTCTGAATAGATATAGCTGGACCTGCTTTGGACGGGTCGGGGGACAAAACAAAACCATAGGGGTCCCCTCCATTGACTAACTCATGGATGAGGATTAGATCGCAGTCTGCGCCGAGAGTAGGCATTTAATGTCTCCAGGGTTGTTCTGAATAGTTGGATTGATAAGGATACCAGGGCTTTATTGAATCTGGTTTGAGTGTGGCATTAACCACATTGAGACCGGGAAAAACAGGGTAAGACTTTTTAACAGTTTTAGGAAACGCCCAGGGCTTAAACAAGTAGGGCAAAAGAGCTTCCCCTTTGAAACCGCCATCGATCTGCTGGAAGTGCTGCACCGTGCGAAACATGCGCCAGACAAAAAAGTCATCCCAAATAGTAGACCGTTTGAAAAACCCGAGAAAATCATCTTTCATTTTGCGGAGGATATCTCCGATGGATAATTCAGCACCATAAGTGATATGGGCTTCTTTGATCTGCTGGGTCATGTACCAAGAGAAGAGCTGATAGTTAGCGTCCAAATGCAAACGAAAAGGTCCCCAATCCCAATTAAATGTTTGAGATAATAAATTTAAATCAGTACCGAAAAAGTCAGGGTCAGAAGTAGGGGTTTCAAACCCGACTGATTTAAGATAGCAGTCACAGCGGTAATGAAAGCCTGGCCAAACACCCGCGGACGCCCACATATCATACGAATAGACACGCCCCCTGAGTGAATTACACATAGCGCAGTTTTCACCGCGAGTGCACCACTGCATGAGACGATTGAGGTCGCCAAAGGGATTAGGCATCTGCACTATCCAAAGGCCAGAACGCATCGGGGAAGATCGGCAGGATGGCTTCCTGCTTAACCTCCAAAAGAAAATCGAAGAAGCGGGAATATTGACGAGAGCCCCACGTCATGAGCGCGCCCATTTCGCCGGGGCGCCCGCCCCACTGCTCATTGAGACCAGACGCGCGCATCATGGCGGCCTGGCCGGAAGCACCCACGATTAAAATAGATTCATGATCCGCACGAATTGAAGAAGCTGCTGCACTGTCAAGGTCTTCAATGAGCTGCTTGCCAGCGTATTTAAAATAAATCTTTTCGCCCACTTCGGGAATGTCCTGACCAGAAAAATAAAGGGTGGGGGATCCGTCCATGTACGAAAGTGTAAAATCCTCTCTTTCGGACACAAAGGGGTCAGCCAGGGTGCTGTCATAAGGGTGAATCAGCTGAGTGATGGCGATTAGATTGGCAGTCAAAAGCGTTTGAATCCTGCCCGCAGTGGTGACTGTAAATTCTGCGGTGAGCATGTTAGGATAGGCGCGGGTATATTCATTGAGAGTTTTACGCAGAGCTTCATCGATAATATCATTGGAATATTTAGAACTGGTATCATCGAGGGAGTTTTGAATTCTAGTGCGGAAAGCGGCTAAATTAGTCATGATCACACCTCAAATGTTATTAATAATACCCATCAGGGCTAAGAAAATCACAGAACCGGACACCAATATAAAATAGAACAGAAAAACAATATTATGAACTTTTTCTTTTGTGTTCATACATTCCTACTTTCTACTAAGCGGCGTTTGGGGCGGCACGCGAATTGTGGTTTCCCCACACACCGCGCGCCTTGATGGCGCTGGAGTGTGTGGACCCTCTCTTTTTCCTCTTGGGAAAAGTTCGGGTGTTAAGCGTGAGGCACCGCCCCGAACTGCCGCGAATAAAAGAGCGCAGGGCGCATACGCGAAGCGGCTTATTTTGCCGCCGCGCCCGGCGTACCCTTGTAAGAAACAGCTGCATTTATCTCGGCGTTGAGATCTGCGACGCGAGATAAGTTAGATTTAGATTTCTTTGTAGCTGCTTTCTTGGCAGATGTTTTCTTGGCAGCTGCTCTCTTGGCAGGTATAGAAGTTTTGATATCCTCGCTGAGAATATCAAGCATATCTTGAGAATACTTAAATTTTTGTCCGGTGGGGCTGATGAAAGAGAGCGTACCATCTGGATAGCGCGCCCAATCGACAGGCTCGATAGAGAAAATCCTTTTGATCTCTTGACGATCTGCCTGGGTCTTAGTTTTTTCTTGCACGTTTTACCTCCCGGGTGTGAGGACGGTTTTCAAAGCCGGAGATCACACCCAAATAAAGTGGATGACTGCCTGGCTTGCATAGCTAAGAAGTCAAGGAATGACTGCTCATAATGTTTGTTATCGGAAGATTTGTATTAAAAGCTTTTGATAACTTACATTATTTGCAGGCAAAAAACAGCATAGTTGATTATCCCCTGAGCCCATTCATGCCATCATCGATGGCGACACCGATGATATAGGCAATGAGCATATAGACCACATTAGTGACCTGCTCAGCTTCCAGCGGAAACGCCGGAACGAACTCATCCAGGACAACAAAAATAGTCCCGATCAACGCCGCCCAAAACTTTCTTGAGCGGAAAACTGCTAATAATTTGGCTGGAAAATTGATTTTCATGATTAGATATCCTTTCTAATTGATTGAAAAAGGCGGTTATTTGCGCCTGATTTTAAAATTTACGGTCGTTTTGATGCAATATAGCTTTATGAATGGCAAAGATGTTTAGAATCAAATCTAAGCCAGACTGATTTTTACTCTTCCATGCCCCCCGCTGAGAGAACGGGGGGCCGGAAAAGGAGGGAACAAAATGAAAAAGATCCATTTAGACCCGCAAAGTATAGTGCGCAACGGCACCATAGAACTTAAGCACAGTGGTGGCTGCGGCATCAATGACCATCTTAAGCCATAGACATTCGCCATCATCGAGGAACTCAGGGGAATCGACAGTGATCGTCATGGTGTGATCATCAACTGCCAATCTTTCAGCGTCGGTATCGTGCGCATCGTCCAGGGTGATAGCCGGGGCTTCACCAGCTGCGGCGATATTATCCGCGCCAATAGTGGTTTTTTCAAGCTCCACTGTGGCGAAAGCGTCCGCAGCGGCTGTGTGGATCAGATAGCCCACATCAATGCTGGTGAGTTTTGCGCCTTTGAGAGCGACTGAATTTGAGGGCACTTTGATTGGGACAAGCACAGTGACAGAAGCGTCCGCAGCGGTGCGGTCGTTGCTGACCACGCTGGACGCTTCGGTGACTGCCCAAGTGCCCGCGCTCATTTCAAAATCCCCAGGGTGAATAAACTTACTCATGTGTTCATCATGTACGTAACCCATAATAAAACTCCTGTGTGTGAGAAGCTGCTCCGCGCGAGGTTTTGCAGCGGGCGCGGATCAGCTTCGACTAGTTAATAAAACTTACGCTACATTGGACTTGTGAAGCGGGCGGAAGTCATTCACCCAGCAAGCCAAGAAGTGGCGCACTTTGAGACGGTGTTCGTCATTCATGAACACAGCGGGGCTGAGGTTGTCCCCGGCTATGAAAATCTCGGGCATAATCCCGAAACGCTCCCCCACATAAATAGCGGGAGCAATGAGAGGATCGGCAACCGCCGCCCAGTTGTTGGCGTCCGTCCATTCTGGCACGGTGACGACATCGCCGGGCTGGCCGCGCTGTTGATTTTCACTGTAAATATTGGCAGCGTTCTCTAACGTGGGGTAGAGCACTTTCATTGCGGCAAGCTGCAAAGAGCGGGGCACAACGGCGAAGCGGGGATTTATGGCCATCTTTGGACCCGTGCCATAAATGCCAGTTGCATTTTTGATGAGCATGGGTTGATCATACATGGCGGTAGAAACGACATCCCATTCGGCAGCCGCAAGGGCAGTGGTGAGCAGGTTTGCGTGACCGCCAGCGGTGGTCACTGCTGTGGCATTGAATAATGCGCCAGTATCGGCCATTGTGGGGCCAATGTCACTGTTATCTGTGAAGATGGCAGCCACAAGCGCGGAAATCTTACGCAGACCGGCAGCAGCCAACTCGCGGGGGTAGGCGGCTAGTTTGCGGGATTCATCCCGGTCGATAAGCTCCAAAGTGAGCGGGATATAGCCACCGTATTTGACGAAGCTGGCAGTCTCGGGGCTGTCACCGATGGCTAACTCGGTGTACTCTGCTCCCTCGTCAACTGTGGGGAGCGTACCGACTGTGCCAACCAGTGTGCCGGTGATGGACTGCAAAGAATTGAAATGTTCAACTCTTGAAATTCTGCTCCACCAGTCATACCCGGCTTTGCCGAGCTGATCCCATGTGTTGACCACGATCTTGTTTAAAGCATTTTTAACAAGACCTGTGAAATCTGTGGTGAGGGCAAACTGCACACGTTCAGCATCAAAGCCACCATGAAGATCATAGTCGCCTGTGAGCATGAGATACATCTCACGGATGCCGGAAAGGCGGGCTACTTTTAGATCTTTAGCGGCATCATCTCTGGGAGCACCCAAGAGATCATCCATAGCTGCCTGCAATTTGTCATTGGAATCAAAGATCGAATGAATGCGCGGTCCCTGCACGACTGCGCCCCCGGTCAGTTCGCTGACCATGGCGCGGCTATCTTCGATTGCAATAGTAAGTTCGTCCACTTCGAACAATTTACCGGAAAACTGCTTGCGCAATCGTTCGACCACTGGCGCGGGCAGTTTGGAGGCGGTGAGAGTGGATTCGAGCAGCTGCTCGCACATCTTAACACGGATGGAGCGGGCTTTGTCCGCTTCATCGTTCAACTGTTGAATATGAGTTTGCACATTAAGCAGCTGATCAACGGCTTGTTGATCGTCTTTGATCTTCTGCTGCACCCGCTGAACGCCCGGGAGGGTATCCTGCGCGGGTGCTATTTGATTGGTTTTATCTTTTGGCATATTAACTCCTTCTCGATATAGGTCTAACTTTTGATAAACTTCCCGGATGAACTCCCCGCCCCGCGCGGGGTTGATCACTAGGTCTACAGAAAAGACACGCAATATCTCATTGACTTCTTTTCCATTTGCTGTAAACACGAGATCAGCAGAAAAGCCGACATCGGGTTTTTGGCCATCGTCCACCATTTGTTTGCCGAGCTCCTGCAGAATTGCAGAAGCGGGGCCAAGCGGACGCAGGTTTAGCTTGATACCCTGGGTGGATTCATCCCACTCAGGTGAGTGGCAGACACCCGCCAGATCGTGGACGCTGTGCCCGAACCAGTGATGATCGATGAACGTCTGAGCATTGTCCCAAAGGGACAGGGAATTCTTGAGAGTTTCGGCAGAGAATATCCAACCGTTACCATCCCCAGCGGTGATAGCCATGATTTCAAACTCCCCCTGTTTGTTGAAGTGTGAAGAGTGCATCTCGATTCTATGTTGCTGTTCGTAGATTAGTTTCTTATCTGGCATACATTCAACTCCTTTCTGATGTGCTGATCTAATAATTAAATCTGATGTGCTGATCTAATAACAACCATCCCGAGTAGTAGGGGGGGAAACCTTTAATCAGGTAAGGTATCCATCCCTGTATCCGGGGGGGGTAATCACTTTTTTAGTTGGGCTCCCAGCATCTTTGTTTTCTTTAGGAATATCTTTACCCTGGGGGCTGTCTTTATCTTTCTTCGCTCTCTTGAGCATGGCTTCGGCATCGACCGATTCACCAAAGAAGCGGTAAATGACGCGCAAAAATTCATCATTAGAAATAAGAGATCGATCTCGAAGATTGGCGAGCACTTCTACCATGTAGTAGGCAGATTGAGAAAGACTAGAATTATCACGGCTGTTGATGTCCGCGCCAGTGACGGAAAGATCTATTTTTTTATTAATCTTTGCGTCCACAAGAGCGCGGCGGGCGAGTACCACTTGAAGAATATCCTCTATCATCCAGAGGAAAAACTTCTGCCGTTGTTCAAAACGCCGGAAAGTGGGGCCATCGGAAGAATCCGCAGTAGTGCGGGTTGCACTTTCTGGCTCAGCCAAGAAGTGCATAGGGACGGCTGCACCAGCAGCGACCATCTTTTTGAAAGCCAAACCATCTTTTTCAGCATCGGCAGAATTGAGGCGG